CCCACTCCCGCAGCTCCTCCGTCCCGATGTCCGGGACGTTGCCCGTGATCTTCACCTTCGGACGGCCCCCGGCCAGGCCCTGCTCCGCCATCTGGACTCGAACCGCGGGGGTGAATTGTTCGATGGGGTAGCTGGCGTCATTCCACTCCACGAGACGGGCGAGGGTCGGCTGGCGGCCCTTCTTGCGCTTTTTGGCGTTTGGGACATTAACCGTCCCGACCAACCTGAGAATCCTGTCAATATTGTGGCAGTGGTCGGCCTGAAATACTTTCTCAAGCTGAATGTTATAGGCTTCCAACTCCTGGGCCTTCGCCACAGACCCCTGAATCTCCAACTTGTCCGAGGGTTTTAGCCTCCACAACGCCTGGACTCCGCCCCCGGAGTCGATGATACAGGTAGGGGACGGAACAAACGACTTCAACAACTTAAGCGCCCGCTCCTTCTCCTCCTCCGGGTCCTCCCCTGCTCGCGGGTCCATATCCACGTGCAAGAACTCCATCCGCGCGATGTCCTCCTTGCTGGATTTCGAGTCGATAGCCCGGCGGGTCGGATTGAGGTTGTAGTAGATATTTTCCTTGCCTTGGCGTTCTTCGATCCACTTCGCGGCCTCCGTCCATTTCGCAGCATCGAAGGTGCGGGTGGTGGTGCGACCGTCAGGAATGATACTGGTTAAAACCCAAGGACCCTCCGGGCGAAACTTCTTGAGGAAGTTGATTGCGTCCTTGGTCTTGTGCTTCGGCAGTTCCGCCATTTCTCATCCCCCTCAGATGTTCCAGTATTCGCGCAGGCGCTCCACGGGGGCGTTCCCACTTTCCATTTGAATCAGCCAGAGGCGAGTGCAGCCCAGAGCGGCGGCGATTTCGCGCTGGGTCTTACCCGAGCGGCGGCGGAACAGCAAGCAGACCTCGTGGGGCTTCAGTTGTCCGAGGTGCTGGCGCGGTTGATCGTCCAGGCGGCGGTCCGCTTCCCATTCACGGTAGCGGTCCGGGTGCACCCCGTACTCCTTCGCGGCCTCAATTTGGTTGAGGCCCTTGCGGCGGCGGTGTAGCAGTAGGCTTTCGCCTTTGGTTGGTGTCACTGTAGCAGACATGTACAAATCTCCTTGGTTCTTGGAAGGCGTGTCCAACGTGCGACACAGACCTCATACAGGCGTTCTCGCGGAACCCGGCCCAGCATAGCAGCGGCCACCGCTCCATCGAATAGCAACCACTCCGTCTCCCCGACCTTCAGCAGAAGGAAGGCCCGGCCCCCGGCCTTGCGGCGACGGGTCAGCCAGGTCCTCTGCTGGCGGGTGAAGTGGTCCACTCGAAGCGGTCCGCCCCTGGGCGGCCAGCGTTCAGCGAACTTCAATTCAATCCAGCCCTGGTTGTAGTTCACATCCGGGGTCCCGGGCACAATGGGGTTCTCCACGCGCACCGGGTCCAGCGACCGGATGACGGGGCGGAGGGAATCCCACATTGCGGCTTCAGACATCAACCCACCTCACTTCGATGTTGTAACGGCTGGCGACTTCCAAAGCCTCATCAATGCGTTGATTCCACTCAGCAACCCACCCCGGATCGCGGCCCGAGTAGTCGATGCCCGGGAATGCGACCCGCTTCACGCCCGCCTTCCCCGCGGCTTCCATACAGTTCTGGCAGCAGGGAAAAGAAGTATAGAGGGTGAATCCCTCCGCAGTCGAGCCCAGAAAGTTGAGTGCGTTGATTTCCGCGTGAACAACGTGCTGGTATTTGTACCCGCGGTCAGCGTACAACTCTGGCGAGTCATCGTGCCCGGGCGGGAAGCCGTTGAACCCGGTCGAAGCCACGCTGTTGTTGGGCCGAACCAGGACGGCTCCGACCTTCGTGGAAGGGTCCTTGCTCCAGCCCGCGACGTGTTGGGCCAGCCCAACATAGCGGCGGTCCCAGCGGTCTTGACGATTGGTCATTTCGGGCCTCCTGCGATTTGAGAAACACGGGAAGGGATCAACGCCGCAAATTCCGGGTTGATCTCAATCACAATAGACCGCATCCCCAAAGTTTCTGCGACTCCCGCCGTGGTTCCTGAACCGCCGAAAGGATCAAGCACCACCCCTCCTGGAGGACAACCTCCCAACAATGCTGGGCGGACAAGATTTGGTGGAAAAGTCGCAAAATGAGCCCCGCGAAAAGATTGAGCCGGGACGGTCCAAACGCTCCGGCGGTTTCTCAAACCTGTTCCGTCGGCAGTAGGCTCGCGGAAACCTTCGTGGTTGAAATAGTACCGTTCGGACTTAGTCAACATGAATAGGTATTCATGAGCCTTTGTCGCACGATCCTTTACGCTTTCCGTCATGGGGTTGGGCTTATGCCACACGATGTCTTGACGAAGGCACCAACCGTCGTCGGACAAAGCCAAGGCAACGCGCCACGGAATGCCCAGCAGCTCCTTTGGTTTCGCGGCAGGGTCAGACGGACGCACCCAATCCTTCTTCTCCGCGGACGCCCGCAGAGTTCCTTGCTTGACGCCCTGTCGCGTTCCGTGGCCTTTCCGACCTGCTGCGTTGTAGCTGTCCCCAAGGTTGATCCAGCAAGTTCCGGTACTTTTGAGCACGCGAAACACCTCCCGGAAAACAGCAACCAGCTCCCGCACGTACTCCTCCCGAGACGTTTCGTGACCAATTTGATCCGCGCTTTCATAGTCTCGCAAGCCGAAGTAGGGAGGGGACGTGAACACACAATCCACGCTTTCTGCCGGCAGGTTCCTCAGTACGGTTCTGCAATCTCCCACAATCACTTCATAGCTCATATCAACCCCTTCTCGTTGGCGATCCATTCGGTGACCGTCAGGGTCGCTGTGCGGCCCTTCTTCTCGACCGCGCGGACCTGTGACTTCGGCATCCAGACTTCATCCTCACCGCCGTGGTCGATGAGGTATGCCTTGTCTGTCTCGTGCTTGATGACCACTTCGAGGTCCACGGTGTTGTCGTTGCTGGTTCTCATTTCTTGCTCCTTCCTATGTATTTGCCAAAACGGTGTTTGGCGTACTTTCCCTGATTCACAAAACCCAAATTTTCCATATCTGATCGGGTCAGCGTTTTCGGTCCTCGCTTACGTCCCATCATCCTACCCTCCGAGTTTACCCACACATCCTCTGGGGCGGTCCTCCCTAAGTAATCCCAATTTGTCGCCCGGTAGATAGTCCCTGAGTGACCCCTCCACTCATCCGCATATGTCAGCAAATACTCATATTTCCCATCCTTCCGAATCATTTTTTCGGACGCCCCGAGAAGAAAACTGGCCCCGTTTTTCGGCACAGACGGGTCTATGGCTAGTCTCGATAGAACCAAAACCCGGGTCCAATCCCCTTTCGGATAATTTGCCATAGCTGCTGTTTTGGTCGGGGGTATCCACAAGGCCACCCCAACCACCCGGCCCGTTTTCCGTTCAACCAAACCGTGCCGGTAGGTGGCTGTGTTTGATCCACCCCTAGAGTAGTGAAACCTCCTCACCAGTTCTAAGCCTATGCTCAGAGGAATAGTTTGTACTTCGTAATCTTCAGCCTTGAGTTTCATTCTTCAAACCCCATCGAGTGTCCCCAGCTCTGCCCAATCTCCACGTCCACCTTTGACGGGAGTTCGAGCGGCGTGCACGTCCTCATGATGTGGGCGGCTTCCGCGGCCTCCTTCATGTCGTGTACGCTGAAGGCGATCTCATCGTGGACCTGGATGATGATGTCCAGTCCGGCTTCCGCGCAGGCCACCATCGCCATCTTGGTCTGGTCCGCGGAGGAGCCCTGAATCAGCCGGTTCAGTCCCTTGTGGGTCCAGTCATAGTTCCCGTCCTTGTCCTTCGGGAAGCGGCAACGGCGACCGCTCAGGGTCGTGATGTAGCCCACGGCCTTCGCCCGGGCTTCGCAAGCCTTCGCCAGCTTCTTGATGAACGGCACCTTGTGGTCGAAGGTGTCCAGGAGGGCCTGACCCTCCGGCCCCGCGGCCTCGAACCTCCGCGCCCCTTCCGCGACCAGGCGCTGACCCTCCGGGCTGTTCACGTCGAACAGCTGGAAGCGGGGGCCGCGCACGGCCATCATAGTCGGGAGCCCGAGCTTGCGGCACATCTTCGCCCCGCCCATCCCGTAGGACAGGCCCAGGTAGATTTCCTTGGCGTCCTTGCGCTTGATCCCCGCCATGTCCGCCATCATCTGGTGGTTGTCGGTGTTCGGGTCGTTGCGGTACTTGTCCCGGGCTTCGATTGCGGACAGCCAGGCTTGGTGCCCAATCAGGTCCTTCGCCAAGCAGGCGTAGTGGACCGCCATGCGCGGCTCCTGCTGGCTGTAGTCGTTGGACGCCCAGTGTTGGCCTTCCTCCGGGAGGTAGATGGCCCGCCACATCATGGCGAACTCATCCCGAGCCGGTTGCTGCTGGAGGTTCGGGTGTTCGCTGGACAGTCGCCCGTAGGCAGCGCCCGCGGTCCCGTCGCTTTCGTCATCCTTCTGGCGGCGGAGCTGGTTGAACGTCCCGTGGAGGCGACCGTTCACCATGTGGTCCCGGACGGAGCTGGCGAAGGTCGTGCGCAGCTTGTTCACCTTCCGGGCGCGTTCGAGGAGGTCCGCCACGGGGTGGTCGATTGAGCCCAGCAGCTCCTTGTCGATGTTGGGCTTGCCCTGGGAGGTCTTGTTCAGCTTGATCCCGATATGTTCGAGGGCCGGGGCGATCACCTCCGGCTTCCAGACATCGCCCACGGCGATCCGGTGGCCGGTGATCGACCGGACTTGGGCCAGGGCCTCCGTCTCCTTCTCCAGCGCCCAACGCTCGATCATGTCCAGGCGGTCGCAGTCGATTCGGACGCCCCGGCGGCGAAGGCGGGTGAGGATCGGGAGCAGCTTGGACTCCAGGTTGTACACGCCCCAGAGGTCCTGCTCATCAATCTCCCGCTCCTGACGGCGGAGGATGTTCAGAGGCAGGCGCGTGTCCTCCTCCGCGTACTTCCCGACAAACTTGGCCGGGAGCATCCACATGTCCTTCTTCGGGTCAATCCCGTAATCGACCGCGGCGGCACGCAGCAGGGCTTCGTCCTTGCCGTAGAAGCCCCACCGCTCCGCGATAGCTTGCATGCTGTAGCTGTCGTGGAGTTCGCAGATCAGCGGGTCAGCGATCTGGATGTCACGGAAGTAGCGGACCCGCTCGAACTCGATGCCGTCCCCGGCGAGGAAGTCCAGGTCATACGGGAGGTTGGCCCCCACGAGGTCGCCGGTGAACACCTTTGCCTGGGCGCGGAGGTAGGCCAGCACGCCCTCCAGCGGGAGGTTGCCCCCGCCTTCGTGTCTGATGGGCAAGTACCCGCCCGGGCCGTCCTCGATTGCGAAGCTGATGCCGGTGATGTAGCTGTTCGGGCGACGGCCCGCCCCCGGCCCGAGTTTGCGCAGGTCCGGGTCCCGCGTCTCGCAGTCGATGGCGACCCGCTTGGCCCCCTCCCACGAGGGGAGGGTGTTGAGGTCCGGGGCCACCCAGTCGCTGGAGACGGTCGTGAACAGGGGTGGTTGGAGGTATGACATCAGGCTCCGACCTCCGCAATCATCTTGCGCAGGAGGTTCAGGGCCGCGGTCAGCTCCGGGTCGGACTCCCAGAAGGTGAGGATGCGGACCACTTCGGCTTCGTCCTCCGTCAGCCCGTTCGCGGCGGCGAAGGCGTCCGGGGTAATGACCAAGGGGGCGGAGCGGGGCAGCAGGACCCCGTTGCGGTACAGGTCCTGGACCTTCTCCACGTAGTGGATCGCCTTCTCAAGGTCCTGGCGCGGGTCCTCGTGCTTCTTGCGGTTGCGGGTCGCGTACTTGGTCGCGCAGCCTTCGGTGTAGCGGAGGCCGTTCAGCTCCACGTAGTCCCAATGCTGACAGCGGGAGCGGTAGTGCTCACCGCCCACTTGCTTTTCGTTCACGCTCATCTTGTAACTCCTTCATCAGTTCCCGGAGCCGGAGTGTCTGCTGGCGGTACAAGTACCCAAAACACCCGTGCTCCCCGTTCATCATATCTGTATGGACCTTGCGGAGGTGCGCAGCGAGTTCTTCCACCGTGTCGAAGGCGTAGAACTTCAGCTGCGGGTCCTCCGCCCAATCACGTCGCAGCTTCTCCAAGTCCATCGCGCACCACCTCCTCGAAGAAGTCCGAGAGACGGCGATGCGGCTGGTGCTTCGCTGCCACGTAGAAGGCACGGACGGGTTCGGGCAGGCTACCCTCCAGGCCCCGCTTCTCCGTCACCGCCTCGCATGCCCTCCGCATGGCCGTGACCGCTTCGTTGCCCAGGGCTTCTTCCTCCCGGCACCACAGCCACAGTTCGAGGGTGTCCACGGCCTTCAACCAGTCCTCCTCGTCAGGGAGAAGGCCCGGGAGCAGGCCCAGGGTCGCCAGCACGCGGCGTTCCGCCTCCTCATACACCTTCCCGAGTTCGGGGTTGGTCCACTTCGCCGGGGCCGGGATGTCGCCCAACCAACGCTCCGCGCAGTCGTGCCACTGGACCGCCTTGATCAGGTTCAGCGACGGGTGCGGGTGGAGCAGCAGCAGGAGGCTCACGGCCCCGTAGCTGTGCTGGGCGATGTTGTACTGACCGTGGTGCGGGACGATGTGACACCGGCGGACCGTCCCGGCCTCCCGGGTCGCGGCGATCCGGGTCAGGAGCGGGCGGACGGCGGCGCGGTTCAGCTCCTCCGCCTCGCGCTCCTCGTCATGAATCTTGCTCGTCAGGCTTCCCATTGTTCCGCCTCCTCACTCATACGCCACGCCATCGTCCATCGCCCGGGCCTTGCGGGCCTCGAAGGCGGCGCGGCGGCGTTCGATCCACTCCACCCCGGCCAGCTTCCAGTCGGTGGCGGCGACGTTGTCCAGCTCGCCCCGGGCGGCGTCGAAGCGGTCCGGGCCGGTACGCTTGAAAGCCTGGTGGGCCTTCAGCATCGGGATCGCCACGCGACGGAAGAACGGGTCACGGAAGCCCACGGCGTCCGGCTCGCTCAGGAACATCATCAGCTCCTGGTTCCACTCCTCCGGGTCCGTGGACATCAGCGGGTACGGCTCCGCGATCCCGGCGGCGTAGGGGTCGGGCGTCTCCTTCCCGGTCATCGGGTTGGCGGCGAGGTCCGCGAGCGGGGCGACCTTGCTCAGCACCTCCTCATAGGCGTGGAAGTTGGCGCTGACCTGACGATACACGCCCTGCTCCACGCCCACGGAGCGGGCGACGTACTCATGGAGGTAGCTGAAGTGGACCGCGTTGGCCCCGTAGGCTCCCCAGATCAGGTCGTTGGAGCGGTTGGTCACGGTCATGTCCAGGCGACCGTCGCAGGCGATCTGGAAGAGGGCCTGAAGGTTGCACGGGAGGTCCTTGCCTTGGCGGCCCAGGTCCGCGTCCGCGTCCCACATCGACAGGACCTGGCGGCGGTCATCGCGGTTCGCCTTCAGGGCGGCGATGATCCTGGGCAGCTGGTCCTCGAAGAAGTGCTGGCGCCAGCGGAAGCCGTAGGCCCCGTGGAAGGTCACGCCGTCATCCGAGTAGCTGCGCATGCGCTCCACGAAGCGGGCGACGTACTCCACATCATTGCGTCCGCCCAGCATCCAGAGGCTTTCCATCAGGTGGAAGAAGGGGTTGGCGTCCCGTTCCGCCCAGAACAGCACGCGCTCCGCCGGGCGGAGGTACACGGTGGTGACGGGCTCCGGGAACATGAACACGGGACCGTTGCGGGAGTCGCGGCGGACGCCCTCGAAGGACAGTTGATACAGGGCCTCCGGGAGGGCCTGTTGTACGTTGCGGGCTTTGATGACTTTCATGTTCAACTCCAACTCAAGCGGAAGCGGTTTGCGGAGGCAGGCCCAGACGGGCGTTCAGGTCCTTGATCGGCAGCGCGATAGCCCGGGACGGCGATTCAACCGCGAAGGGGCGGGCGAACTGCTCCACCTCCGGCCAGACCTGAATCAGCTTGTTGATCGTGGTCACGCTTTCGAGGACGGCCCAGGCTCCGGTCTTGGCCTCCTCGCGCTCGCGCTTGAACTGGGCGCGGTCCTTCAGGTAGGTGCGCAGCTTCTCGCCCAGGGGGTGGTCCGCTTCATAGACCTTCCCCGGGTTCGAGGCCCAGCAGTCAGCGACCCGCTTGCGCCCCGGGAGGTCCAGCGAGTGGTAGGACTCCCCAACCACCTGGACGCGGATATTGCTGCGGACTTCGAGGAAGCCGTTGGGCAGGGCGTCCATGTGGGCACGGATCGCCTCCGGGTACAGGTCGTTGTAGAACTCCAGCGCCAGCTCCTTCTCGCGGGCGTCCAGGGCCTTCTCACGGTCGGAGAAGGAGTGGGCGAGGATCGCGTCACGGACCTGCTCGCGGATGTAATTGGACAGACGTACAGCCATGATGGTTTCTCCATTTCGTTGGTGCCGCCGGAATGGTCCGGCGGCGGGGTTTCGATCAGGCGAGGGTAGTTGCCTTGCGCCAGTCATACTTCGAGCGCATCTTGCCTTCGTTCAGGCGCACGCGCTCATACTTGTCGAACTCGCACAACGTGTGTTCGATGTCCCGGGCCTCGAACCGCGGCCCCACGTGCGGGCTCCCGAGCTGCGGCGGTCCGAAGGTTTCGTTGAAGCCCCGGGCGTCCAGGGCGTTCAGCTCCTGCATCAGCTCGATCATTTCCGCGTTCGTCTGCTCCGGGCGGGGCTTCGCGGCAAGGTCGCGCCCATACAGGCGGTTGAGCCCGCGGATCGCCCCGGGACCGGCGTTGGCCCAAGTCCAGATGTCCGGGGCGTTGCGCAGGTAGCGGGTGTGGCGGAGGTCGGTCACCACCTCATAGGCCATGAACGGACCCCAGCCGATGTAGCGGTGCTGCTGGAACTTCTCCCAGACGGTTTCGAGCCGGTTGAAGGCCCGGAGGACGCCCGGCGTGGTTTCCAGCGTCCGCTGCCATTCCTCGCGGTCCTCCCAGAGACGGCCCAGGACAATCTCCGCGATGTAGCGGTGCTTGGTCCAGCTGTACCACTCCTTGGAGGGGTCGGACTCCGCGCGGATCATGTAGGCTCCGGTGTACACCTTGTTGCCCGCGGCGGCGTAGTCCTCCAGGGCCTTCGTCAGCTTCGCGGGCTCGAAGCCCTCCTCATCGGGCCAGGTTCCCGGCTCCGCCTCGTCCATCAGATAGCGGAGGGTGTCCGGCCAGTTGATGTAGCGGGCGATGGCGAGCATGAACCAGAGGTGCGGGTGGTCCGCGTAGGGCTGACGGATGTTCTGGTCAACCCAGATCGTCACGGTGTCCAGCTCGCGGAAGATGTTACAGAACCGACCGTTGGCCAGCACCGGGTCCTCCGTCCAGGGTCCCGGCTTCCCGGCCTTGCGGTCCAAGTAGATGTCGTGCCGGGCCTTCATGAAGGCGGCGATGTCGTTGATGCGCGGGGTGGTCATAGTCGGAGTCCTCAGCCCAAGTTCTCGATGACGGCCTTGATGTCCTTCAGGGCCGTCTCCCAGTGGATGTCGCGGACCGTCTCGCCGTCTGCCAGGGCCTTCTCGCGGACCCGGGCGATGGTGCGGTGCTTGTCGGCCACCTGGTCCTCCTTGATGGGCTTCCCGCCGTTGCGCTCCTGGATGCGCTTCAGGCAGACTTCGAGCGGCGTGTCCAGGAAGGCCCAGATCATTCCGCCGTTCGCCTTCGACCACTCCTGCCACGGACCGTAGATGGTACTGACCACCACGCCCTCGAACAGGACCGCCTTCACGTCCGGGTCCCGCCCGACCAGCTCCGCGACGGCCTTGGCCGCGGCTTGGGTCTTGATCCGGTCCAGACCGGCGGTGGTCGCTCCGGCGGCAGCGGGGGTGTAGTCCCCGATGATGGCGATGCCGCCCGGGGCATACGTCACCGGGATCGGCTTGTGGTCCGGGACGATGACGTTGATGACGCGGCACAGCGGATCGCGGGCCAGGCTGCGCAGCAGGGTAGTCTTGCCGGAGCCGTTACAGCCCCGCACGTTGATGTACTTCATCTTGGTTCTCCATTTCAGTTGAAAACGGCGGAGCCGGAGCCCCGCCCGGGTTGCTCAGTCAATCTGCGTGATCGGGATGATCTTG